CTCATTTATAAACCTTGTTGTTGTGCTCTTTGATTTTTTTCTTTTATGTCATCAATCAACATTGTCAAGTAAATTTCTCTCTCCCATGGCATCATTGTTTCTACTTCTTCTAATGAGTAACTGTAGTTGTTCATTAGTTGGAAGTTAACCTGATAGTAGTTCGTCAGGTTATCATGAGAGAGATTTATTAAAAAAAATCGTCCATTCCTTGTAGTGTTCGTTTGTTCTCGTGCTTACATGATACGCATGTAAACTCTACGTCTTTTGAGATCGCAGGCATGTTCTGTACGAACTCAGTGACTCGCTCAAATTGATCAGAGGTCATTGAATCAATGAAATTGATAACGTCCTCTTTGCTCTCATCTTTAATTGAGAATCGTTCCTCTTCAGTCAGTACCGAGTCTAGACAAACCATAATGAGTTCCATCAATGACTCTGTCATACTATCAGTCTCAAGGAGTTTCTCATTAGATAAGAAATCATCATAACTCGGATATCGCATCTTTAACGATACTTCATCGGTCAGTTTGATGATATCACTCTGTGTTTCTTTGGACATCTGAATGTCATCAAGTTCAATTGAGATGTCATTCGCCATGTTGCACTCTTCGCACTTGATTGACAGATCAACTACTTCACCCACAGACTTGGCGCGAATTTGAGTGAACAAGTAATCAACATCAAACGTGGTGAGATTCGCTTCAATCGGTTCTTCAATGCAGGCATGAATTGTGCGAGTGATCGCTCGGACCATATCGGTCTTGTCTTGAGTCTCGTACGCGATGAGCAGTGCCTTCTGCTCTTTGACTAGAAACGGACGAAACGTAGTCTTTTTGCCCAACGAAGGTATCGTGATACGATAACTGGGAGTGCTGTTTAACTGGGGTAATGCCATAATGTATTCCTAATAATTTAAATGTACTTGCCTAGATTGATGTTCAAGTCTAGATCTAGTATGCTTCGGTCATCTTTGACGACTCTCCACTTAGTGTAAGCGAACGTTATTGAAACCTCAACAAGACCATCCGCATCATTATTTAATGCGATAGAAGTCAGTGTTGTAGGAAACGCTTCTTCTAGTTCAACACTGTATATAGTTGAACCAAAAGCATCAAAGTTTATATCAAGAGGACCGATGTCAAACCCAAATCGTGCGATTGGTTTTCTCAATTGATGGATTCTAATTGACTTCGTGTAATCATTTTTGTATGCGACATACCCAGCATTTGGTCCGTTCTCACTTACGATCTCTTTCTGCCAAGTGTCAAACCATTTCTTAACACCATAGTCATTCAGTACGTGAAAGACCATTGTGACATCTTCAATCGCAAATCCGTTTGCGATTTTCTCTTGGAAAATACCCATCTGTCTATCTAGAGTCAATACCTGCTTCCCAGGCATATTGACTTCTTTACATACGACATCTAGTGTTCTTGAGCTTGCGCCTTTCCATCGTGGCAGTTCAACTCGGTATTGGTTAGAAGCGGCAATACCGTTCTTAGATGTCAGTCTACCTTTTAAATCTTCTATTGATGCCATTAGACCATCTTCCTAGAGTCGCTATAAATTTTATTCTTGCCTGCCTTCTCAAACTGTGCAGTCGGCAGAAATGTTGCGATCTCCCACTCTGGTGCAGGTACCATCGCAAACTTACTTTGTACGTGTTCGTTCAAGTAGTGTTTGAAGCATGGTTTGAAGTACTTCAATTTCGCAGTCTTCGCTAACAACTGATAAGACATTTTAAACCGAGTAGAACTATTGAACTTAGTGTTTGTTGTAATGTCCATCAACGCGTCTAACATCTTTGCACGTAGAATCGGTGGGAGGTAGTGTAGATTCAATCCGTAGAATCCACCCTCTGCTGGACCGACAACTACGACCAACGGAAACTTATCGTAGTATGGCAACGTTTCTTTGTGCTTAGGATCATAGAAGAACATGTACATGCTGCCTATGACTTCTTGATTCGTCTGTTGTATGGGATCTTCTTTCATCAATGACTCGCGGTTAATGCGACGAAGATTACTTACTTTCTTTCTGAACCACTCACGGGACTCCTTAGTACGAGGAGTGATCCCAGCACGAAACGCCTGCAGTTCTAGGTTCTGAAATATGTTAGACATGTGCGCTTCCGTTAAAATCCGTATTTCTATTTATACGAGTTTTTGTTGATTAATCAACATCACTTTTTCTTCTTGCGAAACGGAGGCAGTTTCTTCAGTGGTTTTTTAGTGCGCATACGTTGCGTAGACTTGGGCATGATACCCATCGCGGTGAGTTCTTTCTCTGTCCAGATCTCAAAGTGGTGACCTCTATCTTCTGCATATTGCTTTGCAGCCTTCCACTTAGATTGGTTCTTAATGTAGGTCATGCCTTCGTTCAATAGCGTTTGGCGTGACTTTCCCTGTTTACGTTCAGGTCGCTTAGTCTCTTTGTGAGGTTTGACTTCAACGAGTACAACGCGTCCAGACTTGTACTGTATCACGAAATCTACGAAGTATCGGTGGGGTTTGTTGTCAGTCTCACAGATGTAGGGTATGACTAACTCTTCGGACATCCACTGGATCACGTCCGAGTTCTCATCACACCACTTCATGACGTGACGTTCCCATCCTGATCGGTAGACGACATTGTCCACATCACCTACGTACTTAGATGCATTTTTAGGTTTGTATCGTCCCTTGTAAGTCTTCATTCGGATTTCGTGTATAAATAGTCTAACGATATTTATAGATTGGGTTATGCGCCATGGCAGACACTACAAAAACGACGGTTGATTATTCAGAATATAGTTCTGAGTCCATTGACGATATGATTGATGATATCGCGTCTGAAACCAAGTTACAATATCCTCTTAATGACACTGATAGGTACAAAGCGAAAATTAGTTTCACGATACTACAAGTCCTTGCGCCAGTGGCCATAGGTAATGAAGGCGGCGAACATATTAAAAAGGCGAATGAGTCTTTCAAGGCCGCAAAAGAAGCGAACAGGCGATCTAGAGAAGCGAATAACAAATCTAATACACACCTTAACAGATCTAAGACTCTAGAAAAACTAGAAGACGACGCTCAGGCGCAAGCAATATCAAGAGCATTGAAGAAGTCATCAAAACAATTATCGACTGCTTCTGAAAATTTATCTAACCAATCTGTGAAACATGCTACTGAAGGAAAAGATTCTTTAAAAGAAGCATTTAATGCGTTCACTCAATCTTCAAAGTTTTCTGACAGATCTGTCATACGAAGACCAGATGTGCCTAGTATACAGTTATACTTACCTGTTGCGTTCCAACAAAACGACAGTTTCTCTATCCCTGGTACAGAGTTGGGTCTGCTAGGCGCAGGCGCGCTTGCGGGCATGAACTCTGGAAGCGGTTTGCTCAAGTCTACGATGGATCAGTTCTCACAAGGATTGGGAAGTGTATTTGATATGGCGAAAGGAAACTTGAACGCATCACAAGCTGCTGTAGTTACAGCGAGACTAGCGAGTAAATTCACTCCATCTGAAGTTGCATCGGCGTTTTCTCTTGCAGCGGGCGTCACGGTAAACCCTAACGTACGAAGTATCTTCAAGGGCGTGAACTTGCGTGAGTATTCTTTTCAGTTTAAGTTCTTACCTAAGTCACGAAAAGAAGCGGAAGCAGTAGAGAAAATAATTAAGACGTTTAGGACATACTCGTACCCAGAAGTAATTGATATGGGTCCAGTCGCCGCTGGTTACAAATATCCTGATCTGTTTGGTATTTCTGTCTACGTTGAACAGAAAGAAATAGTAGAAGAAGTAGATGCAGAAGGTAATAAAACTGAAGTAGAAAAAACTAAACAGGTTCGTGTTGGTAATCAAATCAAAAATTGTTATCTACGATCTGTGTCCACCAACTACAACGCATCGTCTATGGCATTCCATCCAGATGGTCGTCCAGTTGAGATTGACTTGTCACTAAACTTTGTTGAAGAAGAAACTATCAGCAGAAGAGATGTTAAGGACGGTTACTAATGTCATATTTCCGAGATTTCCCAAAAGAGTTTTATCAGTTCGCGAATGGCGACACTGCACTTATGCAGAATCTTTCTCTGTATGTTGAGATCATCGACCAAGTCAAAGAGAACTCCGCGTTCTATCAAGACTTCTACATACGAGATGGTGAACGACCAGACAATGTCTCGCACAGATTGTATAACAACCCTACGTTACATTGGACGTTCTACCTAATGAACAATCACATACGTGAACAAGGGTGGCCACTGACTCAACGATCTATTATAGAGAAAGCGAAAGAAGACTTTCCTAATATCACGTTGAACACACAAGACGACATTGACATGTTTTCAAAAGTAACCACAGTCGTGTCGCAGAGTGGCGCGACGGCTAAACTCGTACGTATTAATACAAGTATGGGTCAAGTCGTAGTAGATCCTATTGACGGGTCTGAGTTCTCAGAAGGCGATACTATCTCAGATCTTGATGGCGTTGTCACTCAGACAGCAACGTTAATGTCTGTTGAAAGTGAGTATCTTTCTGCACACCACTATGTTGATGGTGAAGGCAATTTAACAGACTACCGAACGAAGGACGGATGGAACACTGGTCTATTTGAGATGACGAACCTTGAATACTATCAGAAGCAGAATGAAGATCTAAGACAGATCCGCGCGATTAAACCGAGTTCAATCGCCACAGTCACCTCTATGTTTTCTAGAGCGGCCCGATCATAATGAGCGATCTTTCGGAATACAAAACTCACATTGCACTCTCAAGTGTAAAGTTTGAAGTAATAGACGGCATACCTGTAGAGATTGCTCCTAGTGTTCTTGACCTAGATTTTTTTGAGCATATAGACAAGCCTTATCTTACAGCGGTGATGAGTTTTGTTAGCTTTGATGCCTCTATTGACTTTCTGGGAATCAACGGCGGCGAGAGGATCAAGATTGAAATAAAAGTACAAGAAGAAGACGATCAAAGTTGCCGAAAACCAGAACTCATTGAGAAAACGTTCTACTTAGACAAGTTGATTAGAAACGAGAAAATTAAAGACGATCAAGAACATTACATTGCACACCTCATTGAGGACATTGGATTTCTTTCTAAAACAAAAAACATTAATCGTTCATACTCAGGTAGCGGCAGTGATATCATCTCTAAAATTTCAAATGAGTTTCTAAAGACGATAGACGCGAAAGGCGAACCTCAATCTAAAGAAGTTGTTATGTATGGCGACCCAGAACAACAGGTCGTTAAGATGATCGTTCCTAATATGAACCCTATTGAAGCATTGCACTGGGTAAAGAATCAATTATCAACTAGTCAAGGGTATCCTTTGTACTTGTATTCTTCTTTCATAGAGAAAGAACTTGAACTTGTTGATCTGAAGTATCTATTGACTCAACCCGTTGACAACTGGGACATACCTTTTACTTTCTCTGAATCAACCATCTCTAAGTCTGACCCATCACAAAAACTCCACAGAAGAACTGTTCTTAGTTACGAGTCGCGAAACACATCTAACATGTTTTCATTACTTGACAGAGGGTTGATAGGTGCCGACTATACTTACATTGACGTAACGAAGAATCAAAGAAACGAATTCGTGTTTGACGTTGAGTTAGACGTTAATGATAAACTCAAAGATGCAAAACTCATCAAAGAGACAGCGAGCATTGATACCTTTCAATACGATTGGATGCGAAGTGAAACACCAAGAACAAGATCTATCACTCAGATAGGTGGTATCTCTTCTTACGAAAACTGGAGATCTCTATCTGAGAATGATGACGTTCCGTCATATAAATCTAAAGTGATTGCAAGATCTATGGCAAACATCGTCACGAAAGATCCTATCTTGATCTCTGTCAACGGTCAAGACTTCTTTGACGGTAAGAGTAATAGGTCTATTGGACGAAAGATCAAAGTGATGTTCGTTAAAAACGATAAAGTGCCTGAGGGTGAAGAATCAAACAAAGAGACTCTCTTTGATAAGAAGAAGTCAGGAGAGTTTCTTATCTACGCTTGCAAGCACTCTATACGACAAGAGGGGTACACTGTCTCTATGTCTCTCGTAAAAGTTGATGTTGACTCACCAGAGGTGACTTTGTAATGATACCGAGCAATTTTATTGATTACTATGGCGACCAGACTCGCTGGTTTCTAGGCGAAGTCGTTAATGTAAAAGACGACCCTCTGAAGTTGGGTCGTGCGCGTGTGCGTATCTTCGGTGTGTACGATGAGATTGAAGAAGAAGATCTACCGTGGGCGCAGATTGTCGTGCCAGTTACGCACTCGGTCAACCGAGGTAATGGTCAGACATTGGGTCTGTTAGTCGGCGCTCAAGTGTTCGGTATCTTCCTAGATGGACAGAACTCTCAGTTACCACTTATCGTCGGATCAATACCGAAAGAAGGCGACTCGCAAGTAAAGTCTAACGAAAACTATCCTTATAACAAAGTGTATGATACTGAGAGCGGTCACTATAAAGAGTATGACGACACTCCAGAGAAAGAGCGCATTAAAGAGTTTCACAAGAGTGGTTCTACTTGGGAGATAACCAACGACACATTCACAATTAAACATAACTCTGGCGCTAGCATTGAAATGGACGAAGACGGAAACGTCAACATCTCTGCTTCTGGCGATGGCGAAGTCAAGATCAACGGTAAATCAGTTAGACTTAACTCATGATAGAACTTCCTTGTAGTGACTCTACTCTGCCTAAGAAGGCAGACTTTGTCAATCTGTTTAATCAGATTGCAGAGATTCCTACAGATCTGGAAATGCAGATCAATCAGTACCGTGCACAGATAGAGTCCAAAGTCAATGAAGCTGAAAGAAAACTCAAAGGTCTGTCGCTTGAAGACATTGAGAAGGGCATAGACAAAGAGATAGGCAAACTAGAACAGCAAGCGATTGAAGAGATAGAGAGTAAGATTGAAGAACTTGAAGATATCATGGAAGGTATCGCGGATCTACTCTCACCATACTGGAAGAAGGGTCGCATAAGAGACTGGGAGAAAGAGGCAGAGGATGCCATTGAAGAATTGATCCAAGAGTATCATATCTTCATTCCTGTCAAGATCTTAGAGTTGATCAACAAGATCATACCTGTATCGTTTGAGGTAGAGATACTGGGATTAATGATTGACGTTCTTAAGATCACCGATCCTGCGTACCAAGAAGAGTTAGTCAATCAGATATCAGGATATACAGACGAATACTTCGCTAAACTGGAACAACTAGAAGAAGACTTCAAGAGCGGCAAGTTAGAGCAAGACGCATACGATAGTGCAAGAGGTATGTTGGATGAAGAAGCCGCGAAGATACTAGACGCGATTTATAAATTAGTACCCGAAGAATTGAGGTACTATGACGGCGAGTTCGGTCTGACTAGTAATGAGTATAAGGCGAAACTCACTTGGAAATATATCAAGGGTGAGATCATGGACTGGTGCACCATGACACTGTTCAAGTTGTTTGAAAAACTCATTGATATGTTTGATGAGATCTGGGATGCATTAGGGTTGCCTGACTTGCCTATCCCATTATCTTTTGATATGGCAGAATGGATTCGTTCAATGGTTGATCTCGCGAAAGAAAAGATGGACCGTGAGATACAACGAATAGAAGATCAAGCGAAAGAACTGCAAGAAAAGGCAGAGCAGTTACAAGAAGACATTGAAAACTTTGATGCAGAAAAAGAGATAGAAAAAGTCAAGCAACAAATGATTGACGAAATCATGAACCTAGTCGTACCACTACCTTCTCCTTTTGACATCTCTCTGAAAGAGATCATGGGTGGTGATATTGACAAGACCGTAATCTCTATTGAGCAAGAGATTGATAAGTTGGTTGCCGCAGCGAAAGACTGGAAGACCATCGTTATGAAAGAGTTGCTTTTTATATGGGTCAAGGTAATCAAGAAGTTCTTAGATGCGATCGGTCTTGGCAAATTACTTGAATTATTGACACTGACTTTCTGTGATGTACTTGAGTTATTAGGTTTACCTCTATCGTTTGATGTCACTTTGCCAGAATTACCTGAGATTGATGTTCAGGTTCCTGTATAAATACAAAGAAAAGAGTTTCACGACATGGGTAAAGCATTTTCAATTGAAGATGGCAATCTAAGTAATTCCCCTATTACTACGACAGTGAGTCGTACGAATTCTGACATAGATTGTTCATTTGAGAGAAATCTAACAACAAACGACATCTACAAGAAAACAGATGCCGCTGCTGTCAGACAGTCTATCAAGAATCTGTTGATGTCCAGTCGTGGGTCAGTTCCGTTCAAACCTGTATATGGTGGTGATTTAGAGTCGTTCTTATTTCAGTTAGATACTGAGATTGAATCATACGACATTGAAGAAGCCGTAAGAACTCAGATAGAGTTGTTTGAACCTCGTGCGATACTACGACGCGTGACCGCAAACATTCAAGGTGATTACAATTCAGTTTCTCTTACTATTGTCTTTCAGGTGATCAACACACCTAAAGTCGTAACGATGGAACTTGCAATATCAAGGGCGAGATAAATGACAGTCAATACAAGTGATCTAGACTTCATCAATATTAAGAGTAAGTTAAAGACTTATTTTAAAAACAGTTCAGAATTTCAAGACTATGACTTTGAAGCGAGTGGCCTGTCTAACATTCTAGACGTTCTTGCTTACAACACTCATATCAACGCATTGATTGCCAACATGGCGGTCAACGAATCTTTTCTGTCTACTTCACAACTACGATCATCCGCTGTAGGACATGCAGAGGCACTAGGTTATTTCCCTAAGTCTAAGTCGTCCTCTATGGCAGTTCTTGACGTGACTCTTTCGGACCCAGGTGGTGTCTCAACAAGTGAGACGATTCCTGCTCGTTCAGAGTTCATCACTGCGATTGACGAAACTGGTTTTGTATTCTACACTAACCAGAGTTATACTGCAACACGAAATGAAAACGACCAGTTCGTATTCTCTGGCGTGAGAGTCTTTGAAGGCCAATCACGCACAAAGACCTTCTTTGCAGACGACAGTAACGATACTGTCTTTGTCATCCCAGATGAGAACATTGACACTACAACTATGATCGTTGAGGTGTTTGAGAACTCAAACGCAGACGTATCTGTCAGATACAAAAACATTCTTGACGTGCCTGCGATTGACAACGATTCGCGAGTGTACATGTTACGTGAATCACCAAGTGGTGAGTACGAGATGTATTTCGGCGACGGCGAGTTCTTAGGTATCCGACCACAGACAGGCAATGTCATCCAAGTCAGTTACATTTCTACATCTAAGACAGACGCAAATGGCGCAGTCGTATTCAGAACAAATGTATTTGGTGGACAAGATGTGACAGTCGCGACGGCTGCTCCATCTGCAGGCGGTACAGAAAAAGAAAGTATTGATCAGATCAAGATCAATGCACCACGTGCGTTCGCGACTCAACAACGATTGGTGACTGCAGAAGACTACACGTCAACGATACAAAGCACATATAGTCAGTACGTAAGTGACGTGATTGCATGGGGCGGGAACGATAACATTCCACCTAAGTTTGGTTCTGTGTACGTCTCTCTCAACTTCTTGCCAGGGTTCGCTGATGAAGTCAAAGAAGAAGTTAAAGAGTTGATCCGTGAGAATCTGACAGACTACCGATCTATCATGTCAATTGATACAGAGTTCGTTGATCCAGAGATCGTCTATCTAAGACTTAATACTCGATTCAACATTGACTCTAAGTTGTCAACACAGAGTTCCGAGATCTACAAGCAAGACATCTCGTCGGTCATTTCTGAATACTTTTCAATTGAACTAGAAAAGTTTGAATCTGTCTTCCGTAGATCAAACCTGTTGAGTCGTATTGACGATTACAGTCCAGCGGTATTGAACTCTCGTATGGATGTTGTTGCACAACGCAGAATAAACATTCGCCCATATTTTGACGAAGTTGATGCATATCATCAATTAAGCGGTACCACTGCACCAGATTTCATTGAACGAGACATCACAGTAAACTTCCCGTTCTTACTCGCAACTCCTGATAATGATGATCATGTTGTTGTCACCTCGCCTTTCAGATACTTCAATAAGAATGCAGTCATTAAGAATCAGTTGGGTTCATACAAACTTCAAATGTTTGACATGGACGATAACGTTCTAGTTTCAAACGTAGGTGACTACGATGCAGCGAAAGGTACTGTCAACTTTAAGGCGTGGCGCATGGAACGCGAAACCGTAGACACAATTAAAGTGACTGCGACTCCAGCGAATCAGAGTACGATCATGCCATTGAGAAACTATCTCTTTGAACTAGAAGAAGACTCTACAGTAACAGTAAATGTAGAAAGAGACGGTACTAAGGTTCTATTGTAATGCATCGCTCTAATGTTAAATTTCATACGAATCAGGTAGTAGAGTTACTGCCAGAATTCTTTGAGACCGAGTATCCACTCTTAGTTAAATTCTTAGAGAGGTACTACGCGTACACGAAAGAAGACGATACCATATCGTATGATGCTAAGATCAAAGATCTGTTTAACATTCGCGACATCACAACAACAGAACTTGATGCACTTGACTACTTGTTGAGTGAGATTGGTCTGGGCATTGATCACACAATATTCCCAGAAGATGGTCGTGAAGAACGTGCAAGACTCTCTGCACGTCTACTGGCTAACTTCTATCGTAAGAAAGGTACTCAGGCGTCTACAGAACAGTTCTTCAAGATGTTCTTCAACGAAGACGTTGAGGTCTCTTACCCTAAGAAAAACATATTCTATTTGAACGATAAACCTGGGGGTTCACTGATTGGACCTGAATCAGTCAAGTTTATCACAGACAACCGCAGATATCAAATCTTTTCAATTCTTTTGAAAACAGGTTTGTCGTCTGCAGACTACGAAGGATTATATAAACGATTCGTACACCCTGCAGGATTCTACGTTTCGTCTGAAGTAGAGACGAAAGGAACATCTAGTCTTTCAAGTGAAGGCGAAGGTACAGATCCATTAGAGACTCCGTATCTGTTCTTAGAATCAGAAGCACATGCATCTTGTACTCCTCAGTACGATCTCATGACCATGCGTGAAACTGATTTTGTTGATGAGTCATTCATCCTGAGTTCAGAAGTCACACTGCGTTTGTTTGAAGGCATGACACTACAACGAATTGAAGAGTTATATGGCACTCTTGCTGCGGCACAAGCACCAGGGTCTTGCTTGATAGGTCAGAACGATATATACCTATCAGACGTATTTGATTGTAAAGACGCAGACTTCGCAGAGACTACAATAGATGTCAGTCTCATCAACCGAACATTAACCAAAAGAACTCAACCGGATCCGGTGCCTGACGTTATGAGTAATCAATATGAAGATAGAGATTTCAACATATTCTTCGGTACTACACCAATTGAAACAATTAAACGAGGCGAAGAAAACATATCGTCTATACAGTATACGAACGATCAAGTAATAATAGGCAGCTAACATGAGTATTATAGATCAAAACTCAGGCGATCCGGTCAACATATGGATTGGTACACAGTCTGAGTATGATGCGATAACAGTAAAAGATGAGGACACATTATATTTCATCAAGGAGAATGATGATATAATAATTGTGAATCCTCCAGAACCTGAGCCTGAACCAGAGCCAGAGCCGTCTCCAGAACCTGAACCTTCTCCAGGGGTGATAGATGAAAACGTTATTGTAGGTACCTCATTACACTTTGAGTCTACAGTAAACTCTTCTTTTGATAACAACATTCTTTTTAGAGACTACACTCAGCCAAGACATGAACCTAGTTTTACGTTCTACTCATCTCCAGAAGGTGCGACCCCTGGTACTCTATTGTCAGTGACAGACACTCATGTGATATTCAGTTCCACCGAAGAGACTACTCTGCCAGATGGTTCTACAGGATACGGTGCTCTATATTTGTATTCGTTTGAGAACATAAAAAAACTCAGAGGATTGAACATTGATTTTGCTTCAACGTTTGAACTCGATAGTATTGCGAACGAATACGGTATTGTCAAGCCGCTTAGTGACTTTGGCGATCGCCAGAAAAGAGTTAAGGCACTTACTTATTACATATTAAATCCTACTAAGTTAGTCAACGGCGGATACAAGACCGTGCTTCCTGTCATAGAACCTGAACCAGACTTACCAGACGATCAAGAACATTGGTCTGGATCAACACCTAGATATGAATGGTCTGAGTTTGTTGAAACCCCAGGGGCGAACACCTCGCTTCTCTTGACTTGGAATAATAGTGTTGTGTACAGTGAGATCATACCTGCAGGATATCCAATATCAACTGAAGTTCAAGGGGATGATGGAAGAATTTATCAGCGAGGAAGTTTGCAGGGCACATACGGTGCGGAAGGTCAATCAAACTACTATAGTATTATAAGGCAAGGAGAATAGTAATGACAACACCTACTGGACAATATGCAGTAGAAGGGATGAACGCCAATAGTAGTTTTGGTTTTGATGTAGTGTCAACATCTACACAAAACATTGTATTCCATTCTAGATACGGACACTTCGTAGCAGAAGCGCAGTTAGAGAACGAATTGCCTTATGGTTCTCAAATCACGATTTACGATAAAGAGTGGAATTTAGTAGAGCAGTTGCAGTTTACTCCGAATATTGAGGGATGGTTTAATACTAACTTTATTCCAGGCGGCAAAGTATATCCAGATCCCGTCGGGTCATCAAACATTTTTGTTGTTGATGATCGTTGGTTAGTTTTCCCTGCCGACTATACTCGATATTGGGACGATACAGTTTATGCGTATAAGCATTATAGTCTGTCTTTTGGTTTCTTAGACTTGCATAACTTAGAAGGTCTTAAGTACGAAGACACTAACCCGTACGGCGTTACACATACGTATACGAACATGTCTTTCATTGTCGCGACATTAATACCTGACAATGGAACACTTCAAATAGAACCTACTCGTATAGACGGCAAACAAAAAGTTATTGCTTCTGAGTACAGTGTGTCTCAGGAATCAAATTTGTCACCAGGCCTTAGAAAACCTAGTGTTTGGGTTTATGACGTTGAGGCAATGATCAATGCAGGTCTTGCAAATCTAGGCGGTGGTGTCGTAGTAAATGAAGAAGCATTCTTTGATGTATTTGTAGGAGACGGAACAGAGAAAGAAATTTTCTGGGGCACTGGTGGTAACAATTACAGTTACACTCTACCAGAAGGATTTGGACCTGACGCAGGAACTGTTGTATCTACAGTACCAGTTGCTAAAATTACTGCTGATCCCGATAACAACCAACTAATTGTATCAGATGGGTACAAGTCTGAATTATATGAATATACAAACGGATCTTGGTCAACCCCTACAGTGATTCCAAACTCTTTTGAGGGTGGTCAGTTATCAGGTTCTTTATATTTGGATTCTCTTGGTAAAGCGTATTATGATATTATCAATTTCCCAGATTCGTATCTAGAGTTTACGAATGCATCTGAATTCTATCATCCGTTTACATTCGCTTTGCCAGATACTTTACCGAAACTAGGGCCTGACGATCCGGCGCCACCAACAGGCGGACCAGAACCTGAACCTGAGCCAGAGCCGCAACCAGAGCCTGAACCGAATCCAGAACCAGGCCCAGAGCCAGACCCAGTCAATGACAATTTCTTTATTGTAAAGAGAGAAGGAAGACTTACAACAACTACTCCGTGGACAACGGTTTCTGTTGTTGACATTTACAAAGAGTCTGATATTCAGGCTGGCAATGAAGGCACTTTATACAATCACCCTAATGGCAGAACTGGAATATATGCTCCTTCGTACTCTTTGATTTCTCCTATATGGACAACACTCTCAGGTCTAGGAATCAATAGTGATCACACATGGGATCAAGACGGAGTAGAACCTATTGGAGTTCTAGATTCTTTCGGTCACGATGTAACCATAAGCGGCAATAGACTATACATTACTGCACCAGATGAACATTTAAACGGAAAGGTAGGTGCAATATACATATACGCGCTGTCTGATCTGTCTGCTCAGCCTATACGGATAACATCCGAATACACACACCCACCTCATGTACCATCACCAGAACCTGAACCAGAGCCAGATTTACCGGATGGAGTTGATCATTGGGTCGCATCTTCTCCGAGATATGAGTGGTCAGAATATGACGATTTTGACGGCACAACAGATGTTACCTTGTTAATAGTTTGGAACGACGTATCTAAGTTGCAACTTGTCTATCCGTCATTCGAAGATATTCCTACAAGTGTTACAGGCAATGATGGAAGAACTTATACTCGCGGCGCATTACAAAACACATATGGAAATGAATCCAAATACTATGGCGTGATAAGAGAGGCGCAATAAAATGGCATACTTATATGACTATAACGTTAAATTCGGCGATCAAGTTATACATGCTGGGGATAAGTTACTTGTAACATATAAAGTCAGTGTCATGGACAATAGTACTAATCATGAACCTGTCGCCCCAGAGAAAAAATCATTTTCAATTGATGTATATAACGATGCGCCTAATCTAGATGGTTCTTTATCTTTGATTGGTACGATCACTCCTGCAGCAGGCCAGAGCATCTCAGGCGTTAATTTCACAATAGGTCTGACTTATGGTCTTCAAGATATTTTAGTATATGATAGTCGTTATTTGATTGTAAACTTGCCAGAATTTAGAGTTGCTTACAACGGACTGTTAAATGGTGCAATCTTTGTTTACGATTTAAATGAAATCTCGCAGGCGTCACACACAACTTCATATGGGTCTTTAAGTACGTATCCTAAAGTAGCGATCTATGGTAATGATGAAGATTGGACCTTTGGCGGTTCAATAAAATTAATTTCTGAAAACGGAGTTGAAAAAATATCCGCTACAAATACACGTAGAGATGCTACGAGTCAATCACTTCAGATCATAGACATTCAAGAACTATTGTCTTTATCGCTTTCAACATACGACCACAATCTATATCATTACTCAGAACTTAATAACACAACAATAATTCCTTTATCGGTTGATCAAGGCGCTTTCTCTTTATCTGATGGTCTATATCACTCGGCATCTACAGAGTCCGATAGAGTTACTTTGTCAAATGCTACTCAGAAGATTGTCTATGAGTATAACACTTCAACTGGGTCTTGGGGAACAACACCATCGACTACTGTTGAACTAATCTCTGAAGGGTACTCCGATGGTTCTCAATGGAGTGATTTATTAGTATCAGATGATATGACTTTAAGGCAAGGATCTGCTGACAGTGTCACTGTCTTTAATGAAAATAAAGGAGCGATTAAACTGTGGGGTGGTGCGGGTCAATACCCTACGAGCAATAATACTGAAACTAAACACATAGATTCTCAATTTGATATTTTATCAAGTCAGGTAGCCGTGAGTGTTGTCGGACAAAACCCTATCCCAGATATATCTTTAGTAAGTGGACCACCGTCTACTAATTCTTTGTTAACTGATTTAGGTAAGTTTGCTGGAGTTTATTGGAACTTCTATTCAGATGGGACTTGGAGAGTTTGGACTTATGGATCATCAATACAAAGATCAGACTATTATGGTCGTTGGTTGTCTGGCACTATGCCTTATGACGCCACATATTCACTCAGTTGCCATGCAACTGAGATAAACGGACAACCGTTTAGTCTTGTTCAGACAAACGGAGATGGTCGGTTTATATTAGAAGGCGACAATGAAAATGCATTAGTTCCTGGAGTAACGCTCGCTGGATCTGGTGTAAGACCTTCTTACTCGGCAGGATGGAACCATGTTTCTCAGACTGAAGTTGCAGCTGGGCATTTAAAGTTCACAGAAACAGACCCTTCTTTGAATGAAACTTATTCGGGATATGCAATCATCACTTTCAGTGTTAGTGGGCCGCCTTCAATGCTTCCTTCAGAAAACTCATTCAGGTTCGATTATACATTGGCCGATAGCGTATAAATAGAAAAATAAAACTTTAACGGGTAGATTATTCATGTCTCAGCAAAAACTAAATCTCGGCGTAGGTGCTAATGACGGCACTGGGGACACTTTACGAAGCGCTGGCGAGAAAATTAATGAAAACTTCGCAGAAGTATACGAGTTAATTGAAGAGATTGCTGTCGGAGATTCTGGCGGCATTGACTCTGATTTGCTGAAGCAACTACTTGACTCAGACTTCATCAAGAGTATACTAGATGGGTCTGGTGGTGGCGGGACTGTAGACTCTGCTTATGTTGAAAGTTTAATTGGCGCATCAATTGACTCCGACTTTATTCGCAATCTAGGTTTCTTAGATTCTTCTGCAATCGCCAATCTAAGCATTCTTGATTCAGATGACATTCGTGCGTTAGGTTTCTTAGACTCTGCGGCATTAGAAGGTCTAGATCTAATTGACTCTGCTTCTATACGCGCTCTAGGGTTTATTGATTCCGACTTCATACAATCTCTAAATCTACTTGACTCAGCATCACTTTCTTACATAGATTCAGACATTGATGCTTTGGCACAGGCCATCTCGGCAATTCAGACTGCTGGGTACATAGACTCAGATACTTTCTCAATATGGTCTCAGTCTATCACGACTCTTTCTGCGGAACTAGATTTACTAGATTCAGATCTAAATGCGCAATTGTCTGCCGCTGCTCTGGCACGTGATGCACTGTCCGCTCGTATAGATTTGGACAGTGATCGTTTAAGTGCGGTTGCTTCATCCGTTACATCGCTCAGTGCGTCATTAGACGCATTTGACAGTGATCTATTGAACTCTATTCTAGATAATGGTGCGGTGATTGCGGCTAACTCTACAGCAATACAATCACTTACCGCGCGTGTTGATCTGACCGATAGTGAACTTTCTGTACTATCGCAGTCTTTGATTGACTTAAATGTAAGTCTAAGTGCACTAGACTCTGATTTAACTGCAGGGTTTGAAGCCAGTGCATCTGCTCGTAACGAACTCCTTGCAAGAATCAACCTAACTGATAGTGACCTATCAATTCTATCGCAGTCAGTAACAAATTTAATTGCAGATTTAAGCGATCTAGATTCCGATTTAACTGCAGGGTTTGAAGCAAGTGCGACCGCTCGTAACGAATTGACCGCACGTATTGATCTAACAGATAGTGATTTAACCATTCTATCTCAGTCAGTTACAAACCTAAGTGCAGACTTGAGCAGTTTGGATTCGGATTTAACTACAGGTCTATCTGCCGCAGCAGACGCTCGCGATGAACTAACTGCACGTATTAATCTAACAGACAGTAGTTTGTCGGTACTCTCAGAAAGCATCACAAACTTGAATGCAAACCTAGATGGGTTAGATAGTGATCTACTGAATTCTATTCTAGATAATGGTGCGGTGATTGCAGCGAACTCTTCGGCAATTGAGACGTTGACCGCTCGTATTGATTTAGACAGTAATGCCTTGAGCATCCTTTCTCAATCTGTTACAGATCTAAGCGCAGATCTACAACTACTTGACTCTGATCTACAGTCACAGTTAGATGCGGCTGCCGCTGCTCGTGATGAACTTTCTTCGCGAATTAATTTAACCGATAGCGATGTTACAGTACAGTCACAACGTATCACAGAACTCAGCTCTAACTTAGACCTTATTGACTCGGCACTCAGCCAACAAGTTTCTGCATCTGCAGACGCACGTGACGAACTTCTTACATTCATCAATGCGAATGATAGTGATATTCTGATTCAATCTTCACGCATCACAGATCTAGATGCCCAGTTGAATGTGATTGATTCGGATCTACGTAGTCAGTTGGCTGCGGCTGCAAACGCACGTGATGAACTTCTTACTCTCATCAATGCAAACGACAGTGACATCTTGGTCCAGTCGTCGCGTATCACAGAACTAGACGCGACACTATCTCAGATTGACTCTGACTTAGGATCACGCATTGATGCAGAAGCATCTGCCCGTCAAGAACTAATCACACGAATAGATCAGGATAGTGCGGCACTTACACTACTGGCCGCAGATGTCACACAATTAGAAGTTGAATTAAACACAATTAACGACAGTGACCTTCGCGCAGATATTCTTGCTAACGCTGCCGCGATGGACAGCATGGCCGCTCTGATTATTCAGACAGATAGTGATTTACAAGTAATCGCCTCACGAATACAAGAACTAGATGCCGCATTACAAGAAGGCATTGACTCAGACTTAGTGATTGCGGTCCTCTCTGGTACAACAGATGAATTGTATTCACTTGTCGGTCAAAACTCAGATGAGATATACGCACTGGGTGGAAGAGTCACTACAGTAGAACAAGACCTACTCAACAAAGTAGATTCTAACTATGTCGTGAGTGCGACAACTGCAGTAGAAGATGCTCTACGATCTGAGATCCGATCTGACTCTGAAATCACAACTATTGTCAACACTAAGATCATCGATTTCTCAAGCACACTTAATTATGAGACTGCAGGGGTGGCGGCTACATTAGTAAGTGATGCTAAGGACGAACTACGCAGTGAGATTCGCACTGACTCAGAAGTCAACGCATTAATTGATACTAAGATCACTACGTTTGATCAAAGTTTGAATCGTGTCACAGACTCAGAATTGACTTCTGCTATTAACTCTGCTAAGGACGAGTTGAAGTCTCAGTTGTTAGATTCTGGTGAAGCGACCACAATCATTAATACTAAGATCACCGAGTTCTCAAGCACACTCAACTACGAGACTGCCGGTGTCGCTGCCACATTAGTAAGTGATGCTAAGGACGAACTAAGATCAGAAATCCGTACAGACTCAGAAGTTAATGCGTTAATTGACACCAAGATTACAACCTTTGATCAGAGTCTTGATAGAGTTACTAGCGGCCAATTAACAGATGCGACAAACTCAGTCAAAGATGTATTAAGAGCCGAATTACTAGACTCTGGTGAAGCGACCACAATCATTAATACTAAGATCACTGAGTTCTCAGGTACACTTAATTATGAGACTGCAGGGGTGGCGGCTACATTAGTAAGTGATGCTAAGGACGAACTAAGATCAGAGATTCGTACAGACTCAGAAGTTAATGCGCTGATTGATACTAAGATCACTACGTTTGATCAGAGTCTAGATCGTGTCTCAAACAATGAGTTGACAACTGCACTTAACTCTGCGAAAGACGAACTAAAATCTCAACTGTTAGACTCGGGCGAGTCATTGGCGATCACGAATGATCGTTTGGTTTCGTTTAGAACTGAGATCGGTCTAGGCGCAGACAGTGACGTATCTTCGCTGATCAATGATGTAAAACAAGACATTAGTTCATTGGTCATTCTTGATGCTGAAGGAGTTGCGACAATCGCAAACCAGGCAGTAACAGAATTCAAGACTGGTCTGTTAGGAGATGCTTACGACTCAGAAGGCGCTTTCGCAATCGCACAAGCAGGTCTAGTACAGAACGTCAGTGTGAATAGTAATGCAATTCAATCTATCAATCAGAAGTACTTTGTTGCACTTGATGACGGAAACACGTTTACTGGATTTGAAGTCATTAATGGAGACAGTATCTCGTCCTTTACTATTCAGGCAAACGACTTTAAGATTGTGAATGGAACGAATAGTTCTATAAGTCCTTTCTCAGTAGACACAACAACAAATACAGTTCAGATGAGTAACGTTGAAGTGACGGGTGGTCTGAACATTCAATCAAGTAGCGCTGGTGCGTCAATGTCTGTCACAGACGATAAGATTGTAATCAATGACGGCACTAGAGACCGAATCATCATAGGACTTTTGACATAACATCAAAACGACGACTATATATAAGTTATACCTTTTTAATGGGAAAATATAATGCCAGCAACAGTAAGACAATCACTCAATATAAATCTAGCGAGACAGTTTCTCGCTGATGTTATTGGTACGGAAAAAGAATACTACATTGGAATAGGTAAATCAGACGTTTTTCCCACTGCAGTTGTTGACGGTGAAACAAAAGTAGATTATCCTTACTTGCCAGTTGATAGTAATTTAGAAGAAAGCGAGTTTCGCCACAACTTACAATCAATTAAGAAAGTTGAAGGTGCGATTTTTGTCGCTAAGCGAAACAACTGGGTCTTAGATAAGATCTACGAAGAGTGGTCCGACACTAAGAGTACAGAAGGCGATAACACTTTCTACGTGTTGAATGATGCGAAAGAAGTTTATGTGTGTCTAGAAACAGGACGTGATGGTAACGGTAATGTAGTTCCTTCTACTGTTAAACCTAGTTACTGCGAACTCAACGTAGACTACACAGTACCTTTCCGTACATCTGACGGATACGTATGGAAGTTCTTATACAAGTTGACTCCTCAACAGATCTTCCAGTTCCTTTCTAGTAATCACGTACCAGTCAGTCTAACAGGCCCTGTGTCTAACTGCGACAACTCTGCAATTGAAGATTTACAGATGAACGTGATCAATGCCGCAGTCAAGGGCGAGGTCATTCGTTGCGAGATTGTCAATAAAGGTTCTGGTTACGCTACTACTCCTACTGTGACAGTGGTCGGTGACGGCACTGGCGCAACAGCAGTCGCGACCATGGTTGGTGGCGAGATTGTAAAGATTACAATGACAAACTACGGTTCAGGTTATAGTCGTGCGTCGTTTGTCATAGACGGCACACCTACTACTGAGTGTGTGGGTCGCGCAGTGATTACTCCTCACATGGGGAATGATCCTGTAGAAGATTTAAAAACAAGTTCAATTATGTTGAACATCAAACCAGACGGTACAGAAGGCAATACGTTCATCGTTGAAAACGAGTTCCGTCAGATTGGAGTGATTCAAGATCCGACTAAACCAGATGGCACTCCTTACACAGAAGTCTCTGGCAAAGTAATGTCTGTCATTCACTTGAATGCAACTTCTCCTTTCACGTCTGGTAGCGTTATTAGAGGTGTCACGAGTGGCGCTGAAGCGTACATCAATGAGTCGTATGATAACTACGTACTGTACCATCAAAATCAAAGCACAGGATTCACTCCGTTTGAGATAGGTGAAGCAGTAGAGCAAGTAGGTACTTCGTTACAACAAACGATAACAGGTTTGACCGCTAAGCAAGAAATAGATAGGTATAGTGGTGACGTACTGTATGTTGAAAACAGATACCGAATCATAAGAGACGCAGAACAACAAGAAGACATTAAGGTCGTTATTACAATATAGGATACACGATGACTGATTTTACAAGTAAAGTTTTTCGCGAAACTTATAGAGATTTCTATGACAAAGAAGATGGTTATCATCGTGTATTGTATAATGCAGGGCGAGCACTTCAAGCGCGAGAACTAACAGAATCTCAAAGAATAATTCATGAAGAGATTGCACGTTTTGGTCAGAACATCTTTAAAGAAGGTGCGATGGTCAACCCAGGCGGTGCAACGGTTGACAATGGATTAGAGTACATACGACTAACTGCAGCCAGCGTTTACGATGAATCTCTTATCGGTCAGTCATTAACTAATGGAACGGTTGAGTTCAAAGTTCTAGAGATGTACAATGTTTCTGGTAGTGATCCTATCACGTTGTACGTTCAGTATACAGATACAACTGCGGTAACCGATGCGACGATTGCTCCACGAGTTGCTGCTGGCGACACAATCGCTTATGCGTCTGGTGGCGCCTCTCCTACTATGGTGGTTGCAGAAGACATCGTCACTACTGACAGTCAAGGCAATCCAAAAGTAATCAAAGGCGCTGGTAAAGCGACGAAAGCATATTTCGCTTCTGGTGATTTCTTTGTACAAGGACACTTTGTTTATCTAAGCGGCGGCAGTGCATTCATTGATAAGTACAGTGGCACTCCAGACGCAGACTTCGGTTTCATTGTAGAGCAGAACATTATCACAGAAAGTGAAGATGAGAATCTACATGACAATCAAGGAGAGATTCCAAATCTTACTTCTCCTGGTGCCCACCGATATCAGATCAAACTCACTCCTAGCACACGAGATGCAGCGGGCACTGAGAACTTTGTTTTTGTTGCTCGTATCGTTGACGGTGTTATCACACGTGAGATTAGTACATTTGACGCATACAACCGAATCAATGACCTACTTGCACTTCGCACGAAAGAAGAGTCGGGCGATTATGTTGTAGAAGAATTCAAAGCGATCTTTGAAGACATAGAAGACGACGAAACAAGTCTAAACCTAGACGTGACAGAGGGTGTCGCGTACGTAGATGGTTATCGTTTAGAAGTCGGTACTACAGACATCACCGTACCGAAAGCGCGTGATACACGTACACAATCACTAGAAGCAGTGCCTGCGGTATACGGCAACTGGGTGTATATTGACGGCGATACAACTCAAGGGTTCGGAGATCTATCAGTGTTTGGTAGAGTAGATCTTTTTGACGGCACTAATAATATTGGTACTGCACACATTCGTGGCATTCAGCGAGACTCTGTAGGCATTCGTCTGTATATCTTTGACGTAAAGATGAATGTCGTAGCACCAGAAAGTAATGCTCGTTACCCATTCTCAAGTGTTGTAAGTTTGAACAATGGAAGTAACGTAATACCTCTAGTCTCTTCTACTCTACATGGCACGTCTAACAACGATCTATTATTTGCACTACCATACAAGTCACCAGAAAAAGACAGCATTCAGAGTCTAACGTATACTGCACAAAAATTCATTACAGAAACTCCAGATGCTTCTGGTATTATTAATGTCACTGGTAGTGAGTCATCTAGTTGGATCATCTCAGAAGAAAACGGACCTATTCTAACTGGTCCAGAATCAGTCCCTGCGGACAACTCTGATGGTACTTCTACATACTCAGGACTAGATCCTGCTAAGTCGTATACAATTGCTTACTATGACGAAGTAACTTCTGCACCTAAAACAAAAACAGTAACGTCAGGTGTCACAACAGTATCCTTGTCTAGTGAGACATCTTCGGTCAACCTAGGCGTTGTTGACGGGATTTCAATTGAGTCTGTGAAAATCAGAAGTAGTGCACTGACTGATTGGTCACTAGCAGAAGACATCACATATCAGTTTAAACTAGATGGCGGTCAGCGCGACAACTACTATGGCATCGCACATGCACTTGTACGTGAAGGATACACATTACCATTCAGTGCGAACCATGAACTACAGATTTCGTTTACTTACTATGCTCGTACAAATAGCAGTCAGTTCTTTGCGGCAAGTTCTTATAATCTTGTAGATTACAAAGACATCCCAGGACATACTACACTGAGCACTGGAGAGACAATCTCTCTACGTGATGTGTTAGACTTTAGACCCGACCGTCTCACTGACGGCACACTTAACTTTGACATCTCAGAGTTGCCACAGAACGCCTCATCAATTATAATTGACGAAGTTAGTTACTACCTACCACGTGTAGATGTTCTTGTGGTGAACGCTACAGACAGTCGTGGAGACGTAGGATTCGGTGAGTTACAAGTCGTTCGTGGTCAACCTGCGATTGATCCTCGTGAGCCAGAAGTTCCTGCAGGCACATTGCCTCTATACAAGTTTACACTGAATGCATACACGTTTGATCGTTCGGATGTTGTAAGTACATTCATCCCTAACCGACGATTCACGATGAAAGATATCTCTAAGTTGTCCGATCGTGTAGAAACATTGTATGAACTAACTGCACTCAGCTTCCTTGAGACTAACACAAATGTCTTGCAAGTATTAGATGCGAACGGTAACCCTCGTACTAAGGCAGGGTTCATCGCAGACAACTTTAGCACATTGAACTTCTGTGACGTACACAACCCAGCGTATCGTGCTTCGGTTGATCCAGAAGGTCTACTGCGTCCATCGTTTGTTGAAAATTCTGTCCGTTTGATGTATAATGCATCAAACACAAACAACGTTGTCTCTAAGAAGGGAGACATCGTCACACTTCCATACTCAAATGCTAACTTCATCTCTCAAGTGTTGGCGACAGGCACAGACAACATTAACCCATTTGCAGTCATCACTGCGACAGGTCATATGACACTATCTCCGTCTTCGGACGAATGGGTAGAAGTGAAGCGACTACCAGACATTATGCAGAATGTTGTACGTCGTATCAACACATACTTGCCTAGTTTCTTCAGTCGTCCTAATGCAAGAATCAGATCAAAAGTAGAGTCTCGTACGATTCAAGAGTTTATCGGAGAACGCATTCTAGATGTAGAAATCATTCCATTCATGCGTTCACGTAAGATTAGTTTCCGAGTTCAGGGTCTACGTCCTAATACTCGTATGTTCGCTTATTTCGGAAACAAGAACGTATCTGATTGGGTACGACCAGAGTCTACGTACACAAACTTCTCGGATGACCCAACTGAGTACGGTAACGAATACGCAAACGCAACCTCGTACCCATCTGCATTGGGCGGTAAGGGCGATCTAGTTACAGACGAAAAGGGAGAGTTGATCGGTTCGTTCTTCTTGCCTAACACTCCGAACATTAGTTTCCGTACAGGGCGTCAAGAATTTAAACTGCTTGATATCAACGCTAACAATGACGATGGGTCTACATCTATCAGTCGCGCAGGATACACTTCAGTTGGTACAATTGAAACAGTACAACGCACAATGCGTACAACACGAATTGTTGAAACAACATACTGGCGTGATCCTCTTGCGCAGACGTTCTTCGTTGATCAGGTAGAGAATCCAAACGGCATCTTTATTACAAGAGCGAAAGTTTACGTAGAGAGTAAAGACTCTGTCATTCCTATGCAGGTTCAGATTCGTGCAGTAGAGAACGGTCTTCCTACGAATCGTGTCGTCCCTGGATCAGTTAAGTTCGTAGACCCAGCAAACATACCTACGACGCCTCTCACTGAAGAGACAGACATCGGAACAATTAGAACAAGACCAACAATTGTTGAGTTTGACGAACCAATTTACTTGACTTCTGGTGAAGAGTATGCTATAGTATTACTTGCAGAATCGGTAGACTATAACGTTTATACTGCGCAAACTTATGAGTTTGTTGTAGGACCTTCTCGTGAAGAAAGAGTCTCTCGTCAACCGACTCTAGGTTCGCTGTTCATGTCTCAAAACGGTTCTACATGGACTCCAGATCAAACTAAAGATTTGATGTTTGAACTAGAACGTGCAGAGTTTGAGGCAGACGGCGTACTACACCTAGAGAACGCAGAACTTCCGAAGGTCACATTGATTCAGAGTCCATTCGAGACAACTGCAGGATCAAATGTGGTTAAAGTCCAACATCGAGGACACGGATTCACTGCGGGAGATACTGTTACATTCTCAGACGTATCAAGCGATGTTGGTGGTGTGCCAGTATCAGACCTAAACGCATCGTTCGTAATTAGTTCGCCTTCATGGCAAGGGTACTCAATCACTGTTGCTACAACTGCAACAGGTTCTGCTCAAGGCGGTGGCAACAACGTAACTGCCACTCAGCAAGTGATGTTTGATCAGTACATTCCACAAGTTCAGTCGTTTACGCCTAACGCAACATCAATTCAATCAACTGTAAGTAAAACAGTGGGCGCATCTTACGGAACAAATCGTAAGACAACTGCATTGAACTATAATGAGAAAGACCCAACTTCAACTGTATCATTGAATGATCTAAATGTCAACACTCGTCCGAATGTAGTTGCGACATCACAAAACTCTACTGCGAAGACTTTGGAGTTCACGTTGAACCTTTCAACTGGAGATCGTAAAGTATCTCCTGTGATTGATCTACAGCGAGTCTCAGTTATTGCCCTAGAGAATGTGATTGATAACTCAAACGCAACTCAACACATCACAACACCTGTGATCATTGATGAATTATCAGAAGGTCTGAAGATTATCTTCGCTGCGAACCGCGCACGAGGTGCAGACTTTAAAGTATACGCACGTACGTCTCTTGATGAGAATGAGTTCGCAGACGCATGGTGGACATTGATTGACATTGATACGCCAATGCCTACAGATGAGAACCCAGACATCTTCCGTGACTATGAGTACACTCTAGACACAGAACCATTTACTGTGTTCCAAGTTATGATTGTAATGACTGCAGACAACTCGTCCAAGTCTCCTATGATTACTGATCTACGTGCGATCTCATTGATCACTGCGAGTGGGTTTAATAAGACTGGGACTCCAGTAGATCTAGATCTGAACCCTGCACCTGCTCCTGCGCCAAGTCCAGAACCTGAACCAGGCCCAGAACCAGAACCTGAGCCAGAGCCAGAGCCTGAACCTCAGCCTGAACCTCAGCCTGAACCAGAACCTGAGCCAGAGCCTGAACCAGAACCTGAGCCAGAAACTAATCTGTTCTCGCGAGTTTCGCCACAGTATTATTTCTCAATCGTACAATTCTTCTCTAGTGAAGGGGAACCTATTAACGGCGTAATTCTAAACTGGAACGATACAATAGTTCCGTTTGACACAAACCAAATTACTGGTTTAGATCAGGAACAGATCGTCACTATCGTCGCTAATGATGGATACACTTATACGAGAGGCGCTCTAGAACAGTACATTCCACCAAGTGGGGGAACGGACATCACTACTTGGTTCTACCGTATCTCTAGGACTCTGACCTAATGACTAGTCATGTGAAAGTGAAGGGACATGCGAATCTAGTGCGAGATAGTCGTACTGGTGCCATACTAAATACAAACAAATCCGAAATACAAAACGCGAGGAACCAAAGCAGAATACAAAGAGAAAGGCAAGATCACATTAACTCTCTTACAGAGGAAGTGAAAGGGTTAAAAGATGACATGCGACAGATCAAAGAACTGCTTATGAGTTTATCAGGGGAAGTGAATGAGTAACTTACAAACCATTAATCTTGCAGACCATGTTAATGCTGCTGTTGATAAGATCAATGAAAACTTTGCCGGATTAGATTCTGCAGTTAGTAACATCACTATAAACATTGATTCTGCAGATATTACTAATATTGTCAATAACATCCTAGACTCTGATTATTTTCTAACAACGATCAACCAAGAATATCTTCAACAGTTCACGATCAATACCGATGTAAGTTATCTTGATTCAGACATTTCCGCTAATGCTTCTGCGATCTTTACACTTGAATCTCGTATCGATGCAACTGACTCTGGCATTCTTGTATTGTCGCAGGCACAAATTGCAACTCAAGCACAACTAGACAACATGGTCTTGGACGGTATCGACTCAGATCTACTTGCTGACGCAATCGCCTCTGCAAACACAACCCTTATTTCTCGTATAGAAGCAAATAGTGACTCTATTTCTATTCTTTCGGGTGTTATCGATTCAGTTGAAGCTGATCTTATCTTACGAGATTCCGACACCAACAATAGAATTGATTTGAATACGAGTGCCATTTCTGCACTAACTTCTCGCGTTTCTGTTAATGAAAGTGGTCTAAGCGCGGTTGTATCTTCTGTCGATTCTCTAGGACTTACCCTAGATCAGTTTATCACAGACGGTATTGAGATTACACCAGAACAGGTAACAGCGGCAATAGGTGGTGCGCTAGATGAACTTACGCTTCGTTTAGATGCGGACAGCGACAAACTTGTTCTTGAAGCTGCGAAGATCGTTGACTTGAATGCGCAACTTACTGCCCTTGATAGTGAAACAGGTGATTTGATTCAGGCAGAAGCAGATGCTCGCAATGTATTATCTGCAACGGTCGCGCTGATAGATGGTCGAGTGACCTCTCAGTCGCAGGATATAACAACACTAACCGCTAATGTCGATAGCGACTTCGCAGTAGTCACTAATCAGTTGACAGCATTCGCAGATGATCTAGGCAATGTCAACGCAGTGTATGCGCTTGATCTAGATGTGAACAATCACATTGCGGGTATTCGTTTGGACAACGACGGTACTACTGCAAACTTCGCGGTAACTGCAGACACATTTAAAGTCATCAATGCGTCGAATAATGAAATTCAACCATTCACTGTCATCGGTGATGACGTATTCTTATCTAATGCAACGGTTACTGGAAACTTAGACGTGACTACATCGGACGCAGCAGGATCGATGAATATTACAGGCAACTTGATTACCATTCTAGACGGGAATTCTAATGTCCGTGTCAAACTTGGTAAGATATCATGAGCTATGGCGTAGAAATCTACGATATTGATGGATCAACAAAAGTCATATCTCCGAATATGCGATTCGGTGTGCTTATCGATTCCGCCACAAATGTTACTTTAGATACCAACACACCGTATATAGATTTTGTAATGGATATGACAGGCATAAGTGCTTCTACAGTATCAATTATAGAAATTAGTTCTAGTTGGTCAAATGCCGAAGATTATTCATCAAGGTTTCAATTTCTATCTGACAGAATTAGAATTAATGCACCAAGTGTTACTTTTTATGGCGACATTTATATAATAAGGTTTTAACAATGAGTTACGGTCTACAAACATTTGACGCATCAGGTAGGGTTCAATTAGACACTACGCGGGCTAGTGATTCGGGAATGATTGTTATTGATGCGGGCACTGCACCAACTGTCAGTAACGTTCCTTCAGATGCAAGGGTATTTGTCAATATTCAGCCTTCTAGTGGGAATGTTGGGTTTGTTGCACATGCTTATTCAGGTTCGACGGTGACTTTCTATGGTACTGCTACTTCAGAAGCAGGCCCATTAGATCAACCGCTTTCTGTCAATTATATTATCGCAGTCCCAGCAAGTACTCAAACTTATTCTGGTAACGATTATGGGTTGCAATGCCTTAATGGAGACGGTGATGTTCTATACGACAGTAGATATTTGTCTGGCGATGGTGGTTTTGGGATACTAGGATATTCTGCACCACAAGAACATGACGGTGATTTATTTGCTACAACGGGACCAGCAAACAACTTGATAGTTTCTGACAAGACAACGTACGTTGATATTGCGAATTGTTTTGTCGGATCCGTTGGGAACAATACAGGAAATAAGGTAAAGGGAAGATATATAGTTTTTGCAAATAACTTCTCTACTAATTATACTATTGCTGCAGATAAAGGTTACAGAGAGGGTTACGTTAACAGTACTTATTTTGTTGGTACTTTGGACGGAATTTATTTTTGGCGACTAAGAGCCGGTCCTCAGTATTCACACATAGCACATCCAAATCCAACTAATATTTTATATGGAGAACAGATATGATAATCTCGTACGTTGCTTATTGCAATCCATACGGTGAGATCGTCCGAATGGGTTTCGGTAAAGCGTCTAACAACCCGCCAGAAGGTGTTGACCCTGAAACCGGACAGACCATTGTACACATCACTGGAGAACTTCCAGTGTCTAGGGATCAGTTTGTGCGCACCACTATCTGGGACGGAGAGTCTTGGGTAAGTCGTCCGGACAAACCAAATCGTTTCGCCCAGTGGGACGGAAGTGAATGGACATGGGATCCGGAAGATCTGCTTGAGGAACTACGCCGAGAAAGGAATGTAAAACTAGGCGAAAGTGATTGGACCCGAATGGACGACAACGGTTTGACAGATGCGAAACGTAAACAGTGGGCGACATATCGTCAGGCATTAAGAGACATCACAAAAGACTATGTCTCTTTGGATTCCGTAATTTGGCCTGAAAGTCCATAAGGGTATATCATGTCGTACGGAATAAAGTTGTATGATCCTTCAGGACAGTCAGTTGTTTTTTCTGAAGATATTCGTACGAGCAACA